GGGATTTTGTCGGGATCTCCAGAAAACCCACCCGTAGAGACTGTGAATGAAGTACGAAGGTCCGTAATAGTGTTAACGGTTTGGGTAAATTCAGCGCCCGCCCCAGAAGATGCTTCCGGGTCCCAAAATGCTTTTGATAAAGGGGTGCCATCCTGAGTAGTCAGAGACACTTCGATATAGTTTCGAGAGGCATCCGTCAAGTCCGCATCAGAGATCGTGACGTCGGCTTCAGAGGGTGAGGAGATGAAGTAGGAAAAATCTGTAGTATTTTCTGGTAACACTAATGCTGCACCGGCCATAGAAACCGTGGCAGAGTTTAGTCCCAAACCCGAGATAGAAAACCCATTGAGAATAAGGTTTTCGGCTGAAAGGAAACTCTGAGTCCACAACTTAGCGTCGGTACGTGCAGAAGACTGCATCGCTTGGAGGTCTTCGAGATCGAAACGCTGTTGGGGAGAAACCTTAATTCTAGATAAAATGGCCAATTTAATGATCTCCTATGGAATTTGAATCTAACTTAATTATACCTAATTCACTTAATTAGCTTGACGGAGCGTCGTCGTCCGTGATATAGGGGTTATCACATAGATATCGGTATTCTGGAGCTAAAACCACGAATGTGATCACAATTCCAGCTGCTTTTAGGGTTTCTAGGATCTCTTCGACGACTTGACGAGCTCCAGAAGGGGAAGTTAAGTAGATCGCAAGATCATTCCCATCCCTAGACGGGGTATGAGAGGATTGAGCAGAGATTACGTTAACGGACTCCCCAATGGCGTGATCTTTTGTAAAAGTATAGCCGGGATCAACTAAGATAGTGTTGCTATTGGGGATGCCTCGAAAACCAACCGGGACTTCTTCGTTGTTTTTGCCAAAGTCGAAAATCAGGTTCCCGGTTGGATCGAGGATTCCAGAGGTGTCGTCTACTAGGATGGAAGTATATACTGTACCTGCAGTTAGGTTTTGTTGTAAAGTAACTTTTTGTCCGGTGACCGTAAAAGATCCCCCAGAACCATTGGGGTTAAAAAGAAAGGACCCCGCCCAGATTCCTTGCTCAGTGCCTCGAGGAGGTTCCAAAGTTCCGTCGGTATGGAAATGGTGGGACCCTCGTAAAGTCCTCCGCAGTGTGGGAACAGCAGCTGGGATTTCTATGATTATTTCATTAGGGGTTATATTGTAGAGAGACACTCGCTGGTCGAGATCTAAAATATCTACTTTCCCGATTTTGAAGTTAAGTTTAGTGGAACCAATAGCGCTAGAAGCTAGGAACTCTAAAGAACCCACTGAGCCAGGAGTGTTAGTTCTGAGATTTACAGATTTATCTCCTGTAACTGAGTCCTCTAAAACTTCAGCGGTCGCTCCTTTAATACGATTAAGAATCGCCACAACCTCTTCGGCAGTAGCTGCACCATCAGTTGCGATTTCCCCAGTTAGGATCTTGATGGTCTGAGTCTCCCCGTTATCGACCTTAACTTTGATCTCCTCACCTCCCGAGATATTGAAAGTAGCCGTATTACCTGTGGTGAGGTTAGCTCTAGAGAAAAGCGGTCCCCAAAATACGTCAGCAGTATCATAGAATGCTTTTTTGATTTGCTTGGGCTTTAAGCTGAGATTGGGGATTAGCTCTTGATATTCAGAGTCAGTCAGGCCCAAATTCTTTGGTCTAGAGACTCCTAAAGAATTCGCCAATCGATCTAGATCCTGTCCGGTAGCTGTTCTTACGAATAGTTGATTTTTAGCGTTTTGGATCTGAGTTACGATATTATCATCTGATTGAGCTAAAGCCTTCAACAATGCCGCAATAACCGGATTAAACTCGGGTCTGTAAATTTTGGGGACGGTATCGATTTTTTTCTTTAGAGAGTCTGACATTTATTTATCCAATCAAAATATCGGCATCTGATACTCGGGCTAGCTCGTTGTCGGCAATGCTAATGTTTGTCGTAGGGCTGGTTAATAGCACGTCCCTAACTCCCGATATTTTAATCACTGCGGCCCGAATCTCCTCTACTACCACAGCGGCTCCGACACCCAAAGCATTAATATAGCCTGAAACTGCCGATTTTATTTCGTTTTCTAGAGAAGTGATGGTTATACCCTCATTTAGAGTCACGTCTAACTCTACAGAAACACCCTTAACTGTTGGGGCCAGTACTTGGAAAATAACCCCGAAAGCTCCAAAACCAGGGAATGACACGAGGTCCGAATCATCACCATAAATAGTTTGGTGAACTAATCTTGTGAGGCCTACCCAGTACGAGTAACCTGGAAGCCCCTTAACTAATGTAGTGGAGAAACCTAATTTATCGTTTGCGCTTCCTCCGGTAACCTCTACAAAGCCATCTGACCCCAAGTTAGCTGAGGAGATTTGAATCTTAGTATTATTCTCCACACCTTCGATGGTCGCTTTAACTGAGATGGAAGTGATTTTAGTATTATCCAGGAAGTCTACCACGTTTTGGGTTGTAGAGGGGAGAACAATAAGAGGGTCAGAAATAGACGGGGTGTTAGTGAAGGCCACACCTACTGTTATGGCCCCCGTCGTTCCGTTGTAATCAGTTACAGTCCGCTTTTGACTAAGAACCCCCGTACCCGACTGTCCGGCTGCGTCCTCACCATTGGCGTTAGTGACTTCTACCCAATCAGCGCCTTTACCAGTTACTACGGCGTTGATATTATTCCCCGAATCATCCAATCCAGAAATATTAACCAAATCCCCAACGGCATAGTCTCCGAAGTTAGCGGGGACCGAACCAAAAGTATACCTAAAAGTGTCTCCACCCTGATCAGCTACCGTCGTGATAGTCTCTGAAGTAGTGTTAGCTCCCGACGTAAATGCGATATCGAAATCGTTCAAGGAGTCGTCGGTTTCCCAAATACTCGCTATCGTTGCCGCCGTAAAGTCTGTTCCCGAAGCAGCTGCAGAGATGACAGAAGCCGTATTTAGCAAGACTGAAAACGTATTATTTTGGACGTCATCGTCAATAACGACTACCAAGGAATCTCCCTCGGCCATGTCGTAAGGACCTGCATTCCCAGAAACAATGAACGCTTTATTGGGAGCTCCCGAACTAGCGACCGTATCTAAAGTAAAGCTAAACGCACCGTTTGCAGTAGAAGTACCTTTGATCTCGATAGATCCTGTAGCCGAATCATAGGTGTTAGTGTTAATTTCTAGGAAATTTTGAGACCCAACTTCCCGAACAATAGCCGTGGCTCCACTTAACTGGAGATTAATAAACGCTGCAGTCGCTGCTGCGGATAAACCAGCTGCAAAGGAGGCGTCAAAGGTAACCGTCTGATCTCCCCCACCATCCACAGAAATAACCAAGGTCTCACCGTTGGCCGGAGCGTACAATTCCGAAGAGCCCGCACGTAGTTTACCTCGGGTAAACAAGGATCCAGAAGTCACGTTTTGGTTAACTGTTAGGGGGTTGGTTAGATCAACGATTCCGAGTTCTCGATTAAACTTATAATCTCCATCAAGCCCGACTACTTCTGTAGTAGAGAAGTTAAGTCCATTAGTAGCATCGTTTGCGGTACCTCCGGTCACTTCTAGCTTAGAGCTAGAGCTAAGTGGGGTCAAAGACTCCAAGCGTACTTTGGTACTGGTGTTAATTGCTGCAGCTTTTACGCCCGCTAAGTCTCGATTGATCACAGCCACGATCTCGGCTACCGTCACCGCAGCGGGGTCAGAAACGTCAGCTAGAGCGATTGATGCGGTTTGGGGGTTGGCACTCTTACCGTCGATAACCAGCGATAGTGTGTGGGGGTATGCCCCGACGGCTTGTAGATTATAGGGTGCTTGGTTTCCTGAATCCAGTGTAGCTGTGGCCCCATCTTTGGATAACTTAACATCGTCTACGTATAGGTTAAGGGTTTCTTTTCGGTCTGTAGGGAAACCTAGGATTGAGTTAGACGTCCCACCAGTTACCTGAATATCTTCATTAATATCTGCTTTAGCAGTAATGATAATCTGACTACCAGATTGTGAGGTTCTGGCCTCGATTAACGTAGCCTTGTCGTTAATGGCTTCTGAAATCTCTTCCGCAGTTGCGATATCTGGGGATACGAAATCTGCTAAATTGAAAGTGATAGTTTCTGACAAAGTGCTCACTGAATACTCTAGAGTTAGAGCCCCCGATGACATATTGTAGGGTTCGGAATTATTGGACTCTACTTGAGCTTTAACCACCGGAAATTGATCTAATTGTAGTCTTTGCTCCCCACCAGTGGCATCGGATCTGACGGTTTCGAAACCTTGAGACTTAAAGCTGGGCTCAAAACCAGTTCCATCGTCAATATAAACTTTCACTGGACCACAGTCATCGACTGGGAGTACGGTTGATGCAGAGACTACCCGTTTAGCACTTTCCGTATCTACTAACCCTACAATAGCGTTCTGGATGGCTTGCTTAACCCCCTTGCTTAAAGCGGGGATTGCATCCGTAATGCGGTCTCTGAGCTCATCGTCAGTTTCTCGGTCTAATCCAGTAGTGAATTTACCCTCATTGGTTGCTCGAGCGCCTGTAAACGGTGGGCTAGAAAAAGCCTCTGTTCCAGAGATCGCTCCGGACGAGATATTCCCGGCCGTACCCGCCTCTAGGGCAATAACTTCAACCCCCATTACCTCGGCCTCACCAGCTAGGAGTGTAACGTCATTTTGGGTTTCGAATTGAATTTCGTTAGTAGTCCCGGTCGCGGGTACGACAACCACGGTACCGGCATCGATGACTTCATCGGAACCCTGCTTAAGAATAACAGTCTCCTCAATAGCGTGGTCATTGATCAAAGGGGCATCGAGTGTGAAAGTATAGTAGTTGACGTTATTTGTAGGAGCTACCGAATAAGGCACCTCTTCCTCGTTATTCGTCCCTCTTCCTAAAACCAAAACTCCTGAGGTTCCGATTAAGCCGCTGGAGGCATCGTTCACATTAATAGTAGTGTTTCCTGCAATAGGGGAAGGCAGTCCTGCATAAAAGTTAGTAGAGACCTTTACAAAACCCTCGGGTCTTTGAATTGTGATAGTTCCTGTAGCCTTCTTTGCCTGTACTCGAAAAAGTCCATACTCAAAAGCTTTGTTGTCTAGGTCTTCTCCAGTGCGGGAGCCAATATCTGTAAGCCTAGAAACCTGGGCTATCTGGAAATATTGAGCAAAATCCGACTGCGCCGCAGCTTGGGTGAGGATATCGATAACGCTACCGGGGTTAATATCATTTAACCCTAGATCGGAGATTAACACCGAAAGCATTTCGGTTTGAATTTGTCTTTCTGACTTAAGTACTAAATCTGCCATATTTCTTACACCTTAATACGCACCGGGATTGGAATATCCACTTGTTTTATTTTCAAATCAAAAGCCACAGTTACACCAGAGTTGTCTCGGTCTAATCGTAAATTTTCAACAGTTTGAATCCTGTTATCTTGGAGAAGGGTATTGATTACTCCATCTCGAAGGGTTTCTAGAGCTGGGAACTTCGTGCCTACTACGAGATCCGCTCCTAGTTCGGGATATCTGATTACCTCCCCACGCTCATACTGAAGCTTAGTTAGAACGGCTTGGGCCATGTTATCCGCTCCTGATACTACTTCAAAATCCCCAGACGAACTCAAGGCTAAGTCAAACTTTGAGGTTAATTTTAAGTCACTCCCAAGAGATCTTTCCAACTCCGTTAAACCCTCTGTGGTCTTGATATCCTTAGCTGCGGGTGCTTGACTAAACCCGTTTCTAATAGGGGTAGGGATCAAATATTTATCCCCCGGTCTTAGGATATTGAGTGCGGTACTAGATAAGTCGTCGGTCACATAAGGGGCTTTTAACTCATTAAGTTCTACGATCTCACCCCAGCGAGAAGAATCTCCTAACTCTACTTGAGCAATTCTCTCCAAGGTTTGGCCAGACTCATATACCGCCTCTCTAGCAGCGTTCAATGCGAATAGTTCGATATTGCCGTCAAAACGGTCAATCATATCTTGGATGCGTTCATCAAACGTAGATCTAAAAAGGTCTTCGGTAGAGAGCAATAACCGAAGTCCTGTAGCGGCGTCGTTGAACGCTTTTAGAACCTCTAGTTCCTCAAAAGTAGGAACTTTAGATTCAGTGGCCGATAAAGTCGCAGTACGATCAAAAAGAGCATCGAAAGTGCTAGTTCCTAGATTAAAAAAGTCTTCGGCGTTCTTTTTTACCCGATCCAACTCTGCTAGAGCATCTGTATAGAAACTTCTACTTAAGTTAGTGGACTCTGTTTGTTCCTGGTCCAAAGCGTCTAAAGTACTCTCTGGGAATAGGGAGGGGTCTAAAGCTAGCAAAGTTTCGTTTAGGTCCAACACGGCTTGTGCGCCGTTATTTTGGGCAGCGGCCTCGAGATCATTGGGCAGTGCAGCGTTTGCGATTCGGGGGTCGACATCCCCCGAGGTCTTGGCTTCGTCTTTTTGTTGGGATACCGCAAATAAGATGGCTAGTGCCGCTGCAGCAGATACCGTGTTCGTAATAGCCTTTTGACCCATGTCCGCAGCTACAGTAGGAACTCCCAATAGAGCCTTTAAGGCCAAAGAGGATTTTCTCATGGGCTCTACAACCACACTTTCGTAGGTTGACTCGATTTGTCTTAAAATGTCTTGAGATCTAAGGAACACGCCCCGAGCTTGGTCCACCTTTTCAAGAGCGGAGTCCAGTGCGCTTTCAAAATCCGTGGTCTTATTATTGACCTCTTGAAAACTAAAATGGGCAATGACTTTGAACTCGATCTCATAGTCGTAGATGAAACTTCGAGCGGCCTGGCGATCCATGTCGAATTTCAGAAGTTCTACAATCAAGAACTCCCCGTCTTTATAGTTTCTAAAAACTAACCTAAGATTTTTGGCATCCGAAGCTTGAATCTTTTTATGTTCGTAATAAGCCCTAAACCAGTTTCGAAGCATAAGAAACACCTCGTAGCCTGATTTGTATTTTATCTCCTTGGGTTGGAAAATTGCCTCCCCAGTGCTCCTAGAGGCCCCGCCCGTACCTTTAAAGGGATGAATACCTGTAGTCCCTTTAATAGTTAACATTTTATAACGATTCCCAGAATGCGTAACCGTAGTTCCGCCCTGGGTAGGTCTAATGGAGGTGGCAGGTTCTTCGGTCTGTTTGATGGCGCTAGGGGCGATTGGGAGAGAGAAATCGGAAAATGCTCCGGCTTTATTGCCTGAGGAAATATCTACTACCGAAAAAGTATAAGGAAAACTTAACTTAAGCCAGTTCCCAGGGTTAATGTTACTGAGAACGGCTTGCTCCCCTTTATTAACCGGGTATGGAAGGTTTGATGAGTTGCTAGACTTAAGAACATCCTCGACTAGCCCCTGGACGGAACTTTGAATGCTGTTAACTAACTGACTTATGGGGTTAGCGGGCAAAGCCAAAATTTAGATCTCCTAATATAAATATCTAAGTTAATTTTATCAAGTTTTGGTGCCAAACCCCTTATTGGGCGCTGCGAGGAACAGGTACTGGGATAGGGGCTCCTGGAGGGGCCAGAGCTAAACCAATGGTAGTGAAAATGAACTCTAAAGTGGCGTCGTGAAAGGCTTGGGCCAAAGGTTGTGGGGGGTTATTAGCAGAAGTGGCAGAGGCCAACCCTGCACTGAGTGTCGCTTTTGAGACTGGAATAGTTGTAATCGTAGTAGCCGCAGCTGGGAGCGTGTTGGTGTCTGTGATAGAGGCTGTCCATACGCTAGGATCACTTACTGTTCCGGGGGTTATAGTACTGACCAGCATTGCGGCTTCCCAGGCATTGGCCATAGCAGCTACCCAAGAATTGTCATTTATTGGAGCTAGAGGTAAAAGATTAGTAACAAAAACCGCCCTATTGAAAATTAAAATACCAGCAGAGCCTAAAGACCCCGCTTGGACTTGATCTACATAGTTTCCAATTACATCGGCAAATGCCGTCCACGCAGCTGTTGGGTCAGTACTGGGAGATAAGTTTTCTAAATCAGTAGTTAGACTTGCGACTCCAGGAAGGGCCATTTAAGAACTCGCTTTTACTTTATCTGATAAGTTAGAGCCGGGCATAGGCATCGTTGGTGGACCCGACGGTCCGACAGCGGTTGGGTGTGTATGGGAGTCAAAAGTAGTCTTAAAAGAATCTCCTAACACAATCTTTTCTGAAGCTCCCTCTCCCAACTCAATGGTTCCGGCCTCTAGTACTACTTTATCATCTGATCCTAAGACTTCTGCCTTAGGTCCCCCGGAAGTGGATATTTTCACGGAGTCTCCGCTACCATCTACTTCGGCTTTCGCTCCCCCTTTAGTAGTGATGTCTACTTTATCTGAGTTCCCGTCTATAGACACCGTCATCCCGTTTTTTAGGGTAATAGTGACTGATTGGTCGGAAACCTCAACTTTAACGTTCTCTTCGCTTGCGGGAGTGAAAAACTTATCATCTTCGTTGAAAGTTCCACCTTTTCTGAGCCACGTATAGTTTCCGTTTTTGTCGATTTCGGTGAAGATCCCGTTGTACTGAGCCCGCATTATTTGGCCTTCACTAGAAGTTGCGCCCGTAGAGCTTTCAGTTTTTAAGCCTTCGTCTAGAGCGATAATGACAGGAAAAGAAGAGTCGCCTTGAATAAATTGAACGTATACGATGTCACCGTCATGGTCTTGTAACTTAACCTTACTGACGTTCTTACTGGAGGCCCTGAGAGTTCTTTCAAAGAAGTTAAAGTCTCCTCCTAAAGTAGAGGCTAGTCTACAATTGGAGATTACTTGACCGGCGCTAAAACCCCCTAAAATCACCACATCATACAATACGCGCGAACTTTGGGAGTTAGAAGTGAAGTTGTCGGAGAGGTCGGTGAATATGATCTTAGTCACCATACAGCGGTAAAGCGTGTTATCCTCTCTAGTTCCTACGTTAGCATAAGTGGGGGTTGCGGAAGCTTGTACTGATCCATCGTCTCTAAATCGCATGCTTTTTTACTTCCTATTCTTTCCGGTAGCCGACGATCCTGAAGGTGTAAACTCACCTTCGTTAGTAAACTTTTCGTTCCTAATCCCAAATTGGTTACCCTGTGTGAGGTCCCGCTCCTCAAACCCCCGAGTTAACATAACGGTCTGGGTCCAAATGCTATCGCCCTGTTCGCCCACAGTATAATTATCCGTATACCCCTCAACATAGTAGCGCTTACCCGTGGCATAGGGAACCCCTTCCCCAAAAGTTACACATTTACCGATCTTTACCCCATTTAGTCCAATAAGGTTGGTAGTGCCGCTCTCCGCAAAAACCGCATTATTCCAATAGTCATAAAGGAGCTCATTAAACTCTCTTAGGATTTTGGGATTACCTTCCCCGTTCGTGCGTTCCGCGTTCTTAACAATGGAGTTAACCTCCACATGCATCGGCCTAAAGCCATAGCGTTTAATTGAATCTTGAATATTTAGTGGAAACCTAGAGCCGTCCAACAATGAGATATTATCCGACTGGGCTATCAGAGAAGTGGATAGCGTCACTAAAAAAGAGTTATATCTCGAATGGTTATCCTCTCCGAGATCAAAATTAATGACGTCAATAGCGTCCACATTCAACACGTCGAGATCTTTGTATAGATCTACGAACTCTCCGATTGTGCGATACCTTCTTTTGTCGATTGCAAAGGGGATCGGACGGAAATTTAACCTCGGTAACCCGTCTTCAGTGGTTTCGGTGAAAAGTTCGTGAAATGTCGGCACACTTAACTTTTTAAGTTGTTCCCAAGCATTTCCCGATAAAAAATCTGTGGGCTTAGCTACGGCTAGGTTAGCTGCAGTTGGTTGAAAGTTCTTGATACCTTGTAGCTCTCCCCAATAGGGAGTACGATCAGTGGTGAAGCCTATATCTTTCAGCATTTCTTTAGGCATTAGCCACTGAAGTGCGATTTCGGTTAAAGAGTCGTTATCGTTAACCCGGGTTCCTGGAACTGCTTTGGGGTTGAAAAACAAGTCATGAATTAAATTCATAGCTCCGTCTATCGAAACCTCTCCCGTAATGTTAAGTCTCGAGGTAGCTAGGGCGTCCAAAACAATTCGTTCGTACTTGAACATATTATGCCAAATGGTGGTGTCTTCATATACCACACCAAAATCTCGCCCACTCACTTCATAAGTGACGTCAAAAGCACCTTTGTCATTAATGCTAGATTTCACAGCCACCCGGTCTATGAACCCAATACAACGGATCTTTTTAGCTTCTTCTTTTTTTTGAGCAGATTTTAAGGGTTCTGACACTTTATCTGTTATAGCCAAATCTCCGTCTTGGGACATATAGATAACACACCAAGAACCTCTTTTGATAATGTCCTTCCAATCCCCAGACCCATAATCCGGAGAATTAGAGAGTGTGAAACTAAAGGTTCCCGAAGGGTTTCCCAGGGTCTTATTGAAGGTGCAACTAAGTAGTTGAGAGCTAATATCTAAGCGGTCAGTTTGAGTTAGTACCGAATCAACACCTCTATTAATGGTGAGGGCGTTACTTTTCCAGTTATAAACCACAATTTTACATTGGGAGTTTATGTTCTGAGTCTCGTTACTAATAGTGTTCTGAGTGAACTTATCCGATGGCACCACTAAACCCCCTATTTATGGGTGGATTCCTTGACGCTGCCGTCGGAATTTCTAATTTGCACATTGACGTTATTGTTGTTGATATTTTGTGCGCGTTGGGCCGCCATTCCTCTGGTTACTCCCCGTTCTACCGCCTTTGCTAAAGACTCCTCTTGCGTTGCTGGATCTAAACTACTCGTGTTGGTTCCTGGCCCTTGCGGAGAGTTTGCTCGTTTTTTCCTAAAGTTTTCAGCCCCTTGCTGTAGCAGGCGTTGGTTTTCTTCTTCTGGAGAGCCGTTAAGCCACTCATAAAAGGCTTCCCCAATACCCCCCTCAAACAGGGCTTTTCCACCTTGTCGGACCCCTTTACGTGCTGCTCCTGTGACACCAGTTCTATTGACCGTTCCCGCTACGTTCGCAGTGCCTCGAATGCCTGCAATGTCCCCTTCCACAGCTACGTTACGAACCTGTACAGTCTCCAGACCTAGGCGTCCCATAGCGATGCTTTTCATATCCGTCAAGATCGTAGTTTGCCCCGCTAGGGTGTTGTTGATAGTCTCCAAACGATCAACGGTTGGATTCTTTTTTTCTCGCATCGATTCTAGTTGTTTATCGAATTCTTCGGTTGAGAGTTGCTTAGTTTGAACCTTTTCCATAAGCTTAAGAGCATCGAAACCTTGTAGTCCTTGGGTACCTAAGATGGGGTTTGCGAGGTGACTTAACCCAGTCATCGTATTCACGTCTGTGATATCCCCAATCCTCTGACCCATCCCGAGACCTGCGGATCGTTTGAATTGATCAAGGATGGCTCCAGTACGCTGTCCCGCCCCTCCAAAAAAGCCCGCCCCTTCCATTTGGTCAAGTAGTTGAGCGTTATACCCACGAGACTCTAGTTCCTTCCTAGATAGTCCCATGATCCCCCCCGACTCCATAGCTAATCGGGTAGCCCCAATAGTGCCCCCGCCGATACCGCCTCGCGCGAAAGCGGTTTGTAAAAACGCGCTTTGCTCCCCGGTAGCTCCCATAACCGCAGAGTTAATTCCTGTGAAGGCTTGCGCTATTTGTTCAGGGGTTCTTTGATTATCTGCTGATAATTGACCGAATAAGCGAATCATTTCATCGGTATTAGACATACCGTTTTTATTGATATCGGCTAAAAGTTCAGTAGCTGCCTCTAAGTACGGCCCAATGGCGTCTTCCATACCAGTAGCTAGGACAGAGGCCTGTAGCCGCATTTGAGCCTCGTCCGCTCCCCTACCCCCAAACTGACCTCGCAAGGAGGTGGAGATGTTAGTCATGGCCCCACCCTCCAGACCGAAAGCTCGCTCAAACATAGCTTGTTGCATTATGGATTGTTGAGAACTCCCAGAACGCCCTAAACGCGACGTGGCCCGGATTCTGCGTTGGATTAAGTCTTGTTCGTTGAGACCTGCTCTAGCAAGTTCTTCTGGAGACCCGAAAGTGTCACCACTGACCCCTAAACCCCTTAATCTTACCCGATTTTGCGCCCCGCCCACAAATTGGCTAGAGGCTTGATAACCTCTAAGAATACCGTAGCCCCCTAAAGCTAGGGCTCCCGCTCCCAGCATACTCGCACCTCGTCCCAAGAGACCGCTTAAAGGGCCCCCGCCACCACCCTGTCCCGAGGACTGAAGTTGTCCCATTTCTCGAGCTAAACGGGTTTGGGTACGGTAAGCTGTTAAGATTTTTTTACGATTCTCTAACTCTTCTTTAGTACCCTTTTCGAGCTTAGCTTGTTCTTTTACGAGGTTAGAGATCTCTTTACGGTTTTCCGTAAGTTTAGCCTTCATGGTTGAGAGTTCTTTGTTCAACTCGTTTTTAATGAATTTTCTGTCGTGGGCGTTAAATATCGATACCTTGGATTTACCAAGGTTTTTTAACTCTTTGTTAAGATCTAGTATGGATTTCTTAACTTTTGTAGTATCTGCGCTGATCTTTAATTTACTCAAGATTCTCTACCTTCCCCGGTCGATCCGGGTGAAAACGAAACCTTATCCGGTAAGTTTTCAAGCTTATTTTCCATCTCTTCCTGGTTCTCTTTAACCATCCGGTCGAGCCAATCATATACTTCGGTATGGTCTTCTTCTCCCATACCCATCTGAGTCTCAAACTCTTGTCTTGCTTCCTCGTCCGCATTGAAGCGCAACGAAAAATACTCAATTAAAATCTCTTCCTGAGTATATGTATTCCAAACCTCAGATTTCCATAAGGTGTTGGTTTTGTTGCAAAGAAAGAACTTAGCGAAGTTAACCATGTCCTCGAAAGTCATCCCCTCTCCGGGAGGGGTTTGTGATCGACAATATCCGAGAAACTTCAGAGACCTCAGACTATCTCGAACTTGCTTCTTGGACTTCCTCTCGGTCACCGTCTTGGTCCTCTAGCTTTTGTATCTCTTCTTCTCCCCAAATCTGCTTCATCCAGTCACGCTCGAACTCCAACACGCTGTTATACACGACTTCGGTAACGTTGGCGTCGATTAA